GCCTACGACCAAATAAGTAACCGTAGGGTTATTTGAACTGAAAGTGCCAAATGTGCTAGCCCACGAATTTTCAGCCGTCTTAATTATCTGAATTGAATTATTTGAAGCCACTGTAGGTGTTGGTAGTGCAACCGGAAAGTTGTTTGTAAAAATAGAAACGCCTGATGCGCTCAAGGCTATAGGGTTGGTTCCCCTGTTCACAATCGTAATCACCGTCCCAATTGGGAACGCAACCGATGCGTTTGTCGGGATCGTGATCGTCTGTGCCCCAGTGTTCGCCGAATAGATGTGCTTACCAGCGTCATCAAGAACAAGCGTGTAGTTACCACTTTGGATGTTCTGTGGGTAGGATACTGTGCCCCCAGAAGGAGCCGAAGAAGTATGCGATGCGTCGACCCATTGACTAGATGTACCATCATTATAGTAAATTTTTAGAACACCAACAGTGCTGTTCCACCATAGTGAGCCATTACCTGGTGAGGCTGGGGCTGTATCCGAAACGGATATACTTGCCCCGCCACCACCACCTGTAACATCAACGATAGTTTCTACGCCGGATACATTTTTCTTTAAGTATAACTTACCATCAGTCGTATTAATAGCCAGCTCACCAAGAGCTAATTGTGCGGTGGTCGGTACCGCATTTGCAGTAGCCGACCTCCTTAATTGAATTGTATTTGCCATATGGCTCCCTCCAGTGCTTATATAAGCGGGGCTTTAATTATTAGAATGTTCCGCCGTCGATTGTGCTGTTCGCACTTAGGTAGTCCGTACCTTCCGTAGCTGCGGAATAGCTTGTTCCATTACCTTTTAATAGGCCGGTAATTGCTGCTGTAAGTCCAAGACCACCCTTTGTAACACCAATTGCTGTAGCGTTCCAAGTACCAGTACCCACTGTACCAAGTGTAGTTATAGTTGTCTGACCTACATAAGTAGATGCAATATCAATAGCATCAGCTGCAACTGTAATGCGGTTAGCAGTACCTACAACGTCGATTGTATTGCCTGTTTTAGTTAGACCATTACCTGCCGTAATTTGTCCAGCTCCAGAGAACTGTGTAATTGTAATTGGGGTTGTACCAAGTGTACCGCCCTGATCTACTGTGAATAGGAATCCATTCTCGGCATTTGTTGTGCCTCTTTCAACGAATACAAATGCAGCCGGTAGTTCAGCCCAAAGGCTGGCGTCATCCGCGCGAGTAAGCACCCAGTTTGTAGATGCAGAACCAATGTTAGTTACTACGAAAATACCATTTTGTGCAGCAGTAGTCTGATCTTTAACAAGTACGCGATCATTCACTGTTAGTGTGATACCATCAATGGCTAGTGCGGCTTGAGCTCCACTATTAGTTAGTGTTTGTGTAGTAGCTGTTACTGTTAAGTTAGCAGTTGTTGCTACTACAGTGCTTGCTTTAGGATCGAGTCCTTGAATAGCAAGATCCACGTAGTTCTTAGTCGCGGCATCTTGTGCGGCAGTAGGATCAGCAAGACCTGTGATCTTCTGCGAGTTCATAGCAAGCGCGGCTGCTGGAGCTGCGAGCTGTGCTACTGTACTTGTGCGTACCTGGGTATCAAAGTCACTGATCTTAGAAGCAGTAAGTGTAGGTATATCTGCAGCAACTAGTGAGCTGCTAGCAATTACGCGTCCTTTAGCATCAACCTGTACTTTAGTATACGTACCCGCAGTAACACCAGAGTTTGCTAGTGTTAGTGTAATTGCTGTAGTACCTGTACCAGAAGCGTCGCCAGAGATAGAGATTGACTGGTTGGCAGTTAGATACGTACTTGTATCAATAGCATAAGTATCAGTACCTGTACGTCTAATGAAACCGGCTGTAGCGGTATTCATGAATGTGGCTAGGGCTGTAAGTGCCGGACCTACACTAATACTATATGTTGTATTAGTAGCTGTATTTGCACTATATCCAGTACCAGTACCAACTGTAACTGTTGTATTACTTGCGCCTGCAGCACCTACTGAGAATGTAAGGGTACCATTGTTTACTGTAGGTAGATCACTTGTTAAAGCTACTGTACCCGTACTTGCAGGTAATGTTAGGGTAGTTGTACCTGCAACAGCACTTGCTACTACTTTGGTCGTTCCACTTGTGGAACCAGCAAAGATAGCGCCATTTGTTGAGCCAGCAGCGTTGAGAGTTACCCCTCCAGTTAATGTAACTGCGGTAGTAGTAGATGCTCCACGACCAGTTACTGTAGCTAATGTATCGCTCTCTGCCGTTAAGTATGTACTATTATCTAATACATAAGTGTCGGCACCGCTTCTCTTTAGGAACCCTGTACCTGATAGCCCAGAAATTGAAGTAAGGTCGGCATCTAGTGCCTGAACTTCGCTAGATTTAGCGAATACTTCATAACTGTTTGATCCTGTACCTACTGCGATACGATTTTCGTCTGTAATTAGGTACGGTTCGCCAAGATTTAATGTATTACCTGTGACAGCAGCATTAAGTTGAGCTCTAGTACCTCTTTTAATCTTTAAAAGATTTGCCATTTATTTATTCTCAGAATGTGCCGAAGTCTACATTCGCTACAGCTAATTCCATGAAGCTGTTGTTAATATCTTTTTGAATTGTTATACTACTGTTTGTTCTAAGTACCCCATTTGTTCGAGTAGTGCCTCCTAAATATCCTGGGACACCATTTGCAACAACGGCTACTTTTTCGTCTTTTAGTTCTTCTGTTTTTGCAAACGACGAATAGCCGCTGGTACTAGTACCAACGGCCAATCTGTTTTCGTCTATGATTAAGTAAGGCTCACCGTCTCTTAGCTGACCTGCTGCCTTAGCAGCCTCAATTTGAGCTCGCGTACCTCGTTTTATTTGTATAGTTTGTACCATGTCCAACTATAACGTACCGAAGAGTACGTGCTTGCCGCTAATGCAGCCTAGCTCTTAGATGTGGTGCTGGCTACTATAATATGGAGCCAAAATGCGCTCAACCAATTCCAGAATGTAAGCTGGATAGTTGTGCCAAATAGCTGGTTAACCGCTAAAATAGATAGCCAAGGGCCTAGAACGAATACTCCTACGATCAGTAGGATAACTCCGCCAATGCCAAGAGCTGTGAAAGTTTTTTCTAACATGTAATGTTACTCCAAAAAGGATGTGAAGTCAAGTTATTTTTCTACGAGGCTAGGATAAAGTCGCCTGTACGGTCTAGAAATTTGTAGTCTATTTTTGTGGGCAGAAACTCTTGAATTGCAGCAAAAATAGTATTTTTATCAAACTCGGCACAAGAGTACACATCAAGTTGCATCAGTCCAGGACTTTCTTCGTCCCAGACGTGCAGAACTATATGACTAGTCTCAATGACTGTCGCTACGGTTAATCCACGATTACCCTCCATATCAGAATACGTAGCATATGGCCCCATTAGAATTTTCATTCCGATGGCCTCTACTAGGTTCTTCTTCCAGACAGTAATATAAGTTGGGTCAGTTGGTGGGGCAGATAATTCTGCCCTCACTACAAGGTGGTGATGTACAAGCAATTTATTTTCCTTCAAGCCACTTTTTAAAGTAGGGTCTATATGGACGATATACGTCCACTCCATATTGTTTAAGATGATCTAGGTTTCCTAGATCGTACGCATAAGCACCGTCGTAATATCCCCCGTAACTATCAATACTAGGGAAATATGGCGAGACCTCTTCAATAGTCTCAATAACATAAACTCGATAGTAATTAGCGATATGTTTTTCACTAACATTATGTTTGCGCTCTAGCACGATGGCCATACAATGCCTACGAGCATGCCATACGACTTGTCCATGCTCAAATTCTTCGCGCGCGCACTGTTCAGGAATAATACCTGGCTGCCAGTAGTTTGCTCCAACAACTTTTTGCGGAACTCCTACAAACTCAATAACATCCTTAACAAATCCAGGAGAACGATAGATGCGCTTTGAAATATCTGTTACTGCGTCTCCATCAAGATAACTCTCGATTATAGTTTGAATCTCATACTCGGTTGCCGCTTTACCTCGGTTTGCAGCCCTACGCTGCTGCTGGTCTTCTTGGTCTTGCTTAAACTGTTCAATAACTTTAGATAGGCGAGTAGTATTGTACGCAATATTAAGAATGTCACAAGCGTCTTTTTTAGAGATAGGCTTTTCAGCCTCTAAAAGCTGGATAACTCTTTTGATGCTGGTTTCAGTAATGTTTTCGCCTTCTTTAATCTTTACTTTACCACGAGCTGCCATGCTATATCTCCCCGAAAATGAGTTGTTATTATACTAAGAAAGACTTGAAATGTCAAGTTAAATTTTAAAGATCCTAAGTACTTCTTCATCTAGATCGTAGTCTAGCATATCGCCCTCTTCCCAATCGAGCCTTCTAAGCATGCTCTCTGGTATAACAATAAAGTATTCGTCGAGGTCTTCGTTATATTCTAGTTCCATATTCATTCCACTGTTCCTTGACAAGCCTCAACAACATTTGGAAAATGTTGTTGAATAATGTTCCAGCATTGTTCTGCAACAATACGATGTTCCTTTTGAGTGGCTTTATCCATACGAAGCTGACAATAATGAATCCAGCTACGGAGAGTTCCCGCCATAATCATGGTTGATTCTGTACAGCCTTCTGGAAGCACAGCGCGAGCCTGTTCCTTGGCAATACCATTTTCTATTGCCCAGTTGTAGGCATCTTTTGCTGCTATTGTGGCGCATTCTTGTATTGCTTGCCACTCATCAGCTAGTCTCTGTCCTTCTTCGCCCACCTCGACGGAGTTCTGTCTATTCTTCCGATCTTGTAAGCGAGCTTCCCTTGTAACAAATCCAAGATCTCTTGTTGGATCAGCATAACGCTGGCTATATTCTTGGAAGGCGAAACTTCTGTGTCGTAAGATTTGGCGAGCAATATCTCTAGTCGTTTTAATTTCCATGCTGACATGTACCATCTCCAGTGGCGACCAGTGCTGATTCTTAATTAGATAACTAACCAATTTATTAGCTGTCGCCAGATTATTTTGATTTGAGGGATTAGATACTCTAGCTCCCCAAGCTACTAGTTCTTCGGCTGTGTTACAGTCTGTATAGGCACTTGGCTTAGAGATAGAGATTAGGTTTACTTCACTCATTGAATCTCTTCCAGTGCCTCTAGCTTATCCTTGTACTCGGCAATATGTGCTAGCTCAAGTTCAATAGCGGCCATAAAATCAGTATGGTCATGAATAGCCATTGGATTGTCCATCATAATGTGGACGTTCATTGCGTGCTTATCAATATGGGCCTGGAAATGCTTCTTAAGCACCCTTTTAATCTTATCTTTCATTCGACTCTCCATGATGTTGTGTTTAATTTAATATTTGTAGGCCAGTCGCCTTCGGTATAAGATTTATCATGAAATCTTAACTCGTTTGTGGGCATGATACAAAGTCTGCCATTGTCTAGTTCTATGAACATGAACTCTTTCGACTGGGATGGATCCATTGTGTACCCATCATTCATAGGAACGGCAGTAAACAAATACATGCCAAACTCGCCGCTCCTACGTATCTCAGCCGTTTGATTATTCAAATAGTCATACTTTATTACTGAGAATTGATCGCCGTAGCAGTCCCAAATCTGAGAATCCTCAAGAGACCATATCGGTTTCGGTTCTGGAGAGAATGCTAGAGCATGAGGAGGAACACCTCGCCACACAGCACCACACTCTAGCATTACATGGCAGCCCCAAGAGTGTCCAGGTTTTGAATGTAAAGCGAACCAAATACAGGGTTCAAAGGTATATGGCTCTACACCCTTGCGGATGAATGATGAGTCTACCCAACAGTAGATATGATGTGGGATATTCCCAGAACCAGTATATAACATTATTTATTACGTACTCCAATAATAATTAGTAGTGCAATCAGTACTACCCAGAACCATGCAGGTAATTGGGCTAACAAACTTAGGAATAATAAGACGAAAATCAATTGTATTATTAAATCCATTTACTACCTTCCTGAGATTCTGCCAGCCTGTGCAGCTACCATGTCGTCATCCGCAAGAGTTGGGGTAGACCAACCTACATTTGGTAGTCTAGTAGGCTCTGGCATACGATTGGCCTCTGCACAGGATGCATGAGATTTATTACCGCGCCACATCGTCTCCTCGTTGAGAGCATTGATGTAGTTGATAATCCAGTAGTGATGCTCTAAGCTACTACGTGCCCAAATAGCGCTGGGATGATTGATGTGAGTAGGCAAATATCGAGTGAATACACGCTGGTCAATAGCCGGCTCATTACGCTTATGTTCATTAATAACTCCTAGTTCTTCGCTTGTTAGTTTACGGGGAATGAAGCCTAGATACTTATCGACCCACAGTGTAGTAGTCATAAGCTGAGCTGCTTCCAGCTGCATCTTACCTACATGCTTGTCGATATGATACTCGGCACATTTGTCTAAATCATGGTCAAGATAAAATAAATTCATAGTAAGCCTTTATAGCAAAGAACAGTAGTAAAGTCAAGACAGATTATTAATCTTCTTAACCCAGTCTTCCATAAGCTTAGCGTACCCGCCAATGTCATGGTAGTTATCATCATACATAGGATCACCATTAATAGCACGAGCGAACTTATCCGCTAGTGTGGTGAATCCTTGCTTTACTACTGGAGGTAGTCGTTCCCACTTCTCAGGATATATACGAAAGGCATCCTGAATAGCTTGAGCAATAGTGGCGTGCTCTTCAAAAGAGCCATAACGGGCGCCACGTTCTGCTAGTGTAGTTTCTATTGACATTTGAGTTCCTTCTTGTCATTTACAGCATCTTTTACGCAAATATATAGATCTATGATCTTATTTAGTTGGAAAGATACTGCATTATATCGTTTACTTGTATCTACATTAGCCTGTACAAGTCCACCCATAGTTGGATCTGTAATAGGAGGTAGAGGCTCTGCTTTTTGTGCGAGATTTCCTGGAAGAGGAGGGATTTGCACCGCTGGGGCTAGTCCTGTCTCCTTACCTGCACAAGCGGTAGTAAGAAGCGCCAAAGCTAATATTAGTTTTTTCATTGTCCTAACCCTCTGATTGCATTAAGTTCTTTTAGAACATCTGCATCTGTTTTACACTCTTTATATATAGGCTTTTCTTGAATAATAGTTCTGATACTATTTTCATGAATAACTTCTTTTTGTACCCTAGCCTGATCTTGCTTTCTAGCAAGCTCACCGTAGTTAACTGCTTGGGTTGCTATAGAATCTGTGAGTTTTCTGTTCTTCTCACCTTCTATTTCGATTTTCTTTTCCCACTTAGTGCGTTCTTCTGTAACGCCTTTGTTATAATAAACATTGGATACTACAAAGAATTCTACTATAATTATAACTACCGGAAGTACTATTTTCCAATATTTAATAGCCAGTTCTAGTAACTTTTTACCGAATCCTAGCATCCTTAATGCGAAGAATAGCATATTTCTGCTCTGTGATTCTTACGAATCAGCTGGACAAATGCAAATAGGGGGCTGTTAAGCCCCCTAGTAGCAGTCATCACATTTAGGAGATTCAAATATACGTCTCGTAGAGGGCATTGAACAGCCTGAACAAATATTAGCCGACATTTCTTTAGCAAACATAGAGAAAGCATCTGTTGTCTTGCTCCCTCCTTTATATATAATAGCTAAAGTTCCGTGTCGTACTGAACATTGAACATCTTCAATTGCTACCCCATCATTAAACTCAACATCATATTCTACCATAGCTCTAAAAGCGTCAATAATATGATCCCAAGCTAGCGGGACTTCCTCAGATACGGAGTAGTTCATTGAGGTATTTCTCCTTGTCACTAGATTTGAAATAAGCGCTTTCTTCCGCGAATGTCATCTTTCTGTGCTGTGGAGTACCTTGCTTATCTTTCCAACAGACATGAGTGATGCCGTCGAAAGGTATTGTCCATGGATTACTCATTTTATCTCCTTATGAAAATGCCCCGTTCTGTTTCTAGGTGGAAGCGTACCCAAAAGAATCAAGCTGCTAGAGCTAGACCTTCATATGCGTTGTTATCGTTTGCATTTACGTTTTGTGGCTCTTTGCCAGTCAATAGTCTCGGCGTTCCTATTACACGAAAATCGAATACCAGGTCGCCCCCATCATGAATACTGCTCTTTTCGGCGACTGAACCCTCTATCGGAACAGTATTCATGGTGGAGGCGGCGGGAGTCGAACCCGCGTCTTTCCGCTTTTATTGTCGGCTGTCAGCGACTATGTATATGATATAACAAAAATTACATCAAAAGTCAAGAAATATTTTCTCGTTCCTGCTTAGCACGAAGGTGCTCTGCTGGACTCATTCCGTAATCCATATGATTAACTGAGATATTAGCTAGAATGAGCTTCTGTCCCGTCGAGCGATACCAAAGATCACGTTGCTTCTTTTTTCTTTCCATTTTTTGCTTGTGCGTTTCCTGCATCTACAATCTCCTTTAGGGTTCTACCACATCCTAGACAGATATAAGTTACCTGATCTAGTTTACACTTATTTTGACACTTCTTTTCAGTCATATATACACTATACATACTTTAAGCCTTGATGTCAAGAAGTAAATTAAGCGACCCAAAAGTAATCTTTCCTAGTTCGGGTCAAAATATGTCTTGACTTTCAAGTCAAAATCACATATATTACATGAATGCAGTACAAGAAAAGACCTTGGACGGACGAGGAGCGTTACATTTTGAAAAAGTATTATAAGCTCAAGCCGATGAAGGAACTTCTTGTGCTGCTGCCTGATCGAACAGAGAAGGCTATACATAATCAGGTATCATATTTAAGAAAAAGGAAATGGACTTTTGGGTAAAAAGAGAAAGAGATCAAAGACGGTCTCTAAGGGTGAACGTCGCAATGTTTCGGCAGCGAATTCGTTTGACACTTGGGGAGTAATTGATCGAGCTATATTCAAAGCCAAAGCCCTTGCTGCCGGGAAGCGGGTTTGTTTTACAATCCCTAATCCCGACAAAACTAACACTAAAGCAAGGTTTATTAAGGTATGTCAGAATGGACGATAATGTCGTTGAGCTATTTGGGAAGAATCCTACAGTAGTTGTAGTGGATGAGATTGATCCTGTATTAAATTTTATACAGGATATATTTATTCCGTGGGCTATTGATAATGAACTTGATATTAACTCCATGAAGTTCAAACTTAACGCAGCAACTATTATGACATGTTTACAAGGAATGTTACTGGATGACATTTGAGAAGTTACATGAGGATGCAATTATTCCTCAATACCAAACAATCGGATCAGCTGGTCTAGATCTTCACAGTATTTTAGCAACCACGATTTTGCCTGGAGAGAGGCAACTAGTAGGCACTGGCCTGCGAGTAAATCTTCCCAACGGTACAGAGGGGCAAGTCCGTTCTCGCTCTGGCCTTGCGGCAAAACATGGTATTATTGTTCTCAATGCCCCTGGCACTATAGATGAGGATTATCAAGGAGAGATTAAGGTCATCCTTTATAATGCTGGTGATAGTACTTTTAGCATTGAGAAAGGTGATAGAATCGCACAACTAGTGGTGGCACAGGTATATAAACTCGCCGGTCATACACTAGAGAATATTAGAGAAGATAAGGGATTCGGGTCAACAGGTCTATGAGAGTCGAAGTAAGAAATAACAACGTGGATCGTGCGATGCAGATTCTAAAGAGAAAACTCATCGACGAAGGCGTCTTCAAAGAGTTACAGGAACGTCGTTGCTATGAAAAACCAAGTGATAAAAAGCGTAGGTTAAAGCGAGCGGCAGTTGCCAGGGAGAGACGTAGGGAGCGCGAAAAAATATCGTGATAACTACTAGTGGATTGTATAAGTGAAGTAGCAAGCGTAGTATATGCTGAAAGTCGTGGGGAAGGTGAACAAGGTATCAGAGCCGTTATTCATGTGATAATGAATAGAAGCAAAGAGCAGGGCGTTAAGCCTTGTATTATTGTTAAACAACCCAACCAATTTGCAAAAGGAACTAAGAAACCAGCCGATCCTAAGTGGCAACACATAAGAAAGATGGTATTAGAACCTGGGAAAGACCCTA